ACCATATTTTCACCAAGCACTTCACCTTAACCCCACGCAATAAAACCGTGCGTGAACGAAAAAGGATTAACTGCCCAACTGCTGTCATTGTCTACTTCTGTTTCTGACTCGCCATACACCCAGTGACCGGTTCTGTCCATTTTAAGGATAGTCCCGCCGCCAGCCGTGCTGGTGTCAGTTTGAATGTTGCGAAGCGCAGATGAGATTGAATTTACTGCTGGAAGGTTGGCGTTGCCAAATACGGTTAATGATGTCATTTTAATTTACCTTTAAAGTTTATTGAGGGCATTTGTTAATTGTTGCCCGATTAGTAAGACAGTAGGGCGGGGGTCACTTTCGTGCGCCATCGTACTGCCAGAAGATACCACTGCGACAACATCCGTTGGCATAGGCAGTTTCAGAGCCTTTAATTTCTTCTCTGCCTGTGCCGGTGAAACTAATTTAGAATCGTAGATGTCATCGTTTGTCAGACCAAGAGCCAAAAGCGATTCGACTGCTTGCGCCTCATTAGTCCATTTTCTTGTCCCTCGTTTAGCTACTAATTTGTAGTTAGGGACAGGTTTACCCGCTTCGAGCATTTGAAACGCAAGCGCTCTCAAATCGGTAATCCATTGTTCCAGAATCTCAGCCTGTTGTAAATAGTTTGCAATAGAATCTGCATCAATATTATCTAGCGACGCCTGCAACGCTCTATCTACCTCACCTGTCATTAAAGGACAAGTTGGTTTAGCTGCGCACCACTTGCAGTGCTTACCGCTAGCTAATGGCGCGTCAGGTGCGTCAGACAAATCGATAGCCTTCTTAAGTGTATTTTCAAACTCTCTAATGCGTTTAAAGGTGGTTTTCCAGCGCTTGACCGACGGAGGCTGAACAATCACAAGCTCAATAGACGCCGCGCCATCAAACACCCATTCTAGCCCTTTTGTGCGCATAGCGGCGGCGGCATAGAACATGAGCTGTTCGTTCTCCTCCACTTCTACGCTAACGCCACTGCCAAACTTCCAATCTAATATGACGGCGCGGTCACCAAGGCGTCCAATAAGGTCAACGCTACCAAACACCTCAGGCAAGAAGTCACCATAACTGACATTGGCTTCAACGGTAAACTCCATCGACTTGGTAGGGTCAATTTCATCAAGCGCCGCTAGCGCCGGCTCAATCTTTTCCTTTGCCAGCTCAGTTGTCATATCAATGCCAGCATAAGATAGACTGTAGATGTTGAAGTTATCCTCAGTGAGTAATTTCTCCATTGCAAGGTGGCAAAGTGTACCTTCATCGGCAAACGATGACGACGGCTTAGGTGGCATTTGTTGCACCAACTTAACACTGGCTGGGCAGGCGATAACACGTTTGGCGGTGCTACCGCCGGCGATACTTGAATGGCTCATTTTAGTTTCCTCTAGTTTAGTGAGATTGCAGTATATCAAAAAAAGTTTGCAAAGAAAAGTTTGCAATGATAAACTTTAGTCATGTTAGAAAAAGACATCGAAAAACATCTAATAAAAGTCGTCAAAGAGCTTGGCGGCAAATCATATAAGTTCACCTCCCCTGCTTGTCGGGGAGTGGCAGATAGAATCGTGTGTCTACCGAATGGCAGTACATGGTTTATTGAGCTTAAAACCGCAGGTGGCAGTCTGTCAGCACTGCAAAAAGTCTTTGCATCAGATATGAGCAAACTTAATCAAAAGTACGCTTGCCTCTGGAGCAAAGAAGATATTAACAACTGGAGAGAACAAAATGATTGAATTTTTACAGTACTTTTTACAGTACCTTGATGAAAGCAACTTAGCATACCTTATTATGCTGTTTTGTTTTTTGCTAATGGCGCGTTTGCATCTTAATGCGCTAACTGAAATTGCGCGTCTTCGCAAAATTATGAAGCAGGTGATGAGATGAGTGCAACTTTACTTCTCACATTATCTTTTTTGACTGTCGATACCAATATCGACAAGAAAGGGCGCACTACGACGCATGAAACGATTGCGTACACAACCAGCGCTATACCCTACGAGTCTATGCGGGCGTGTACTAACGCTCGTGAAGAATGGAATCTTGCTATTGGAGCTTACCAAATGAGTAAGCGCCCTACTCGCATCATAATGGCGGTGTGTAATGACAGCGCAATGGGAGTGGTAGAGTGACCGAGATAACTTTAAAAGCCTACTGCGCGGCACATAAAGTTAGCCGCACCAGTATGGACTATCACATCGTTAAGATGGGGGTATATCCTGCCGGCAGTATAAGATTATCCGAAGCAGGCGCACCGTCATTCTTGTGGCGCGTTAAAGATTTAGACAAAGCCAGACTTAGACTTGGCATTAGAGGGAATGGAAAATGAAAGACGAATACAAAGGTTGGGTGGTCGCAGTTATATTTGCAACGTGTTTTATCATAGCGCAAGCGACTAACTATGTGGACAACAAGCACCGGCACACTATCATCAAAACCAATATTGGTGAGTTTATTCTTCGCGACGGTAAACTGTATGGTGTGTATGAAATGTCCAGAGATGTGCAAGGTAATATGGTGTCAAAATGACTAAAGATGAACTTTATAAACGCCTAACGACGGCGCAGAAAAACAAAAAGGAATTGAAGAAAATTAAACTTCAACTCCTCAAAGAAATCGAGCAGTTGAAATTGATGCTCAGAGCATTGGAGGAAGGGTAATGGAAATAGATGATGTTGCAGCGCTCATGTTTTACATTGGCGTACTATTTTTAACGGGGGTATGGCTATGTCATTAGTTAAGCCTGTATCTCCAGTAACACCTGCGCCAACAGCCGTTGACTGTAAACATGACCATTGGCGCGTATATAATAGCCTTGGTTACCGCGAGTGTGACCGATGCAAAGAACAAAGACCCATTTTTAACGATATACGGCATCAAAGATGAACATTTCACAGATTTTTATTGGTTTGTCACCATTTTTAAAAGACAGATTTACAAGCGAGGTATTTACGCTTGGGCTTATTAACGAGCTAAACGAGCAACGCTTTCGTGCTAGATGCAGACGATTGATACGTCAGCACAACGGCGAAACGCGCAAGCTGTACAAAGCGCTAAACAACTTAACAATGAATGACAGATTGCGATTTTTTGATGTGGTGAGCGGACATGAATGACAAAGATTTAGATATAGTAAGAGAAGCGGTAAAGTACAACAGTCAAACAGGACACTTTTACAAAGGAGGCGCATCTACGCCTGCTGCACTTAACTGGAAAAACAAAAACGCAACAATCAACGTTAAAAAAAGTGGGCTGCACACTAACTTTTTAGCGTGGAAGGTTGCGGTGTTTTTAGCCTACGGTTGGTATCCAGCGCATACTGACGCGGTAGAGTATTTAGATGACAATCCAACTAATCTGCGCATCAGCAATATTAGAGTCATTAAAGCGTCTGAAGACGAAATGACCATGATTGACTTCTGTGATGAAAACGACATGATTCGGCTGACACAAAAGCTAACGACTATTTTATCGCTACGGGGGAAAAAATGAAGATAGGTGAGAAAGGGTTAGCCCTAATTAAAGAATTTGAAGGTTGTAAACTGCAAAGCTATAAATGCCCAGCAGGTGTTTGGACAATTGGCATAGGCTCAACGCGCTATGCGGATGGAACGCCCGTAAAAGCTAATCAGGCATTGCCGGGCGAAGCAGCGGCGTTGCATTTACTAGCGCAGACGCTAGCGCCCTATGAGCATACCGTCAACGCTATTGGCGAACCGCTTACCCAAAATGAATACGATGCGCTAGTTTGCCTCTGCTATAACATTGGCAGCGGGAATTTAGTTTCGTCAACGCTTGTTAAGATGCTAAAAGCAAAAGAACCTAAATCTGAAATAGCAGAGCAATTTCTGCGGTGGAACAAGGCCGGCGGTAAAGTATTAGCTGGGCTTACTCGACGCAGAAATGCGGAAGCAGAATTGTTTTTAAGCGAGTAATTCGTCACGCTCACGATTAGCGCGGAGTATGCAGTAGCGCTGATGCAACCGCACCAAGATAGAGCGTCTACGTTTACCGTGGCGCTCTGACTCAATCATCACCTGTAATTCACCTTCTGTGTAATTGTTCAAATTAAAGAAGATGTCGCGCCATGTTAAGTTGTTCATTTTAATTCCTCTAAGGCAATATCTGAGATTGCGCGTTTGTCATGCAGACTTGCGAATATGCGCTCGTCTACGGTTTTGTCTGTTAGCAGTACATAGCAATATACGGCACTCTTTTGTCCACTACGGTGCAACCGTCCAATGGTCTGCTCATATCTATCAAGTGACCAAGGAAGCGACAGGAAGACCATTTTACTGCCGCCAAATTGGAGGTTCAGCCCATGCCCTGCTGATTTAGGGTGTACCAGTAGCAATTCCACTCGCCCTGCGTTCCACGACGAAATGACGCCTTGCTGGTCGATTGTCCGCGCGTTTGGGTATCGGCGTTTAAGTTCTTCAAGCTCTGCCTGAAAGTTGTACACGATAATCGTATTGGCGTGTTGGTTTTCCGCTAGTATTTCATCAAGACGGTCAAACTTGTGGCGCGAGAACCATGTGGTAGGGTGTCCTTCAATGTAGGAAAACCCGCTAGCCATTTGTTGCAGTTTGTTGACCACTACGGCGGCGTTAACCGCAATGATTTCTTTGTCTTCGTAGTACACCACAAAGTCTTTCTTCATCTCACCGTATTGCTTCATATCCATCGCGCATTTGACTGGCACAACGTTAAGCGGGGGCAAAGTGTCCATGTACTCTTGCGTGTCGATAAGATACGTTGCGGGTTTAATTTCCGCCATGACGTCACGCAGTGATGTGGACTTGGCAACCCATTCACCAAAGTCTTTATTGAGTAGCACAAAATACGTTTGAAGAAAGGCGGTTTTGGATTTACCAAGAAGCGATGCGTCCACTATCTTGCACTGCCCAAACACGTCCTCAAGTCCGTTACTGGTAAACGAACCGGTAAGCCCCCATTTAATTTTGAAGTCTTTGATACGCGCAAACAGCGCTTTAAAACGCTTGCCTGACGGGTTCTTCAAAACAGTCAATTCGTCAAACACCACGCCATCAAAGTCAGGCAATGGCGGTAGCGTTTGAAGGGTATCGTAATTAGTCACAACCACCTGAGATGGCGCGTCAAATGCTGCTAGACGCTGATTTAGCGAGCCAACGGCGATAGATACTGTCAGACTTGGCGCCCACTTCGCCGGCTCTATCGTCCACACATCCGTGCAGACACGCTTTGGCGCTATCACTAAGAACCGACGTACTCTGCCCGTGTCGAGCGCCTCCTTCATCGCTGTCAATGTTATTGCTGTCTTGCCTGCCCCTACTGGGGCAAGAATCATCCCTTTGTCTATTTGGCTCAAAAAGGCAACAGCTTCTATCTGGTTGGGTCTTAGCATTGATAAATTTCCATCTTAAGTACGCTGTTTTGGGGTGGTCTGCCATCATCGGAATGGAGCAGCAAGGGGTGTAGCATATCCACACCCCATTCATCGTTTTGAGCTTTGGTTTCATCTATCCCGCCAAGGCAACACAATGTCGCTTACCTTCAAGGGGATAAACGGCACGGTATCTAGCCATTTGAGCAAATTCATGTAGTTTTCCATATCCTCGCCGCGTAGCGCTTTGATGGTTGGGTCTTGGTCTACGGGTCCACTTTTAAATGCGTACATTAGAAATTCTCCAATTTGATTAGTCTGTCTAAATACCACCGTGCTTTGCGCAAGTCTTCAAGACCGTTTTTATCTCTAAAACGCCATTGGTACTTAAAAATATTACCGCGCAAATATCCTCTGAATTCATCAACACTTAGCATTGCTTCCATTGCGTCGATGCACTGCATCTTGTCACCTTGATAATGTGCTGGTGCGTCTACGGGGTCGCCTGCGTGTACTGAGTCGCCTTTTAACATAACGTCATCTCCCAACCTTTAGGCACGATAGTGTGCGTTCTCAAGAATTGCATAAAAACAATTCTGCTTCCGCATTTCTGCGTCGAGTAAGCCCAGCTAATACTTTACCGCCGGCCTTGTTCCACCGCAGAAATTGCTCTGCTATTTCAGATTTAGGTTCTTTTGCTTTTAGC